GGTCTTCTCCATTGAACCCAGCAGCACCCACAGACCCCGGGACAATTTGTCCCGGTGGCCCACTTGCGGCAAAAAAAGTTGGTCCCGTGGTAAACATGTCAGGCCTTGAAGTCTTTGTTCATGACGCAGATCCACTTCGACGTTGCACCGTTGTAGTAGGCCGACATGAAGTCCACAGCGTTGGCTGATGCGGTGAGCGTTGGTTCTGTCCCGCCAGCAAATTGGTAAGCACTGGCGAACGTGATCGTGCGAGGTGTGGCGGGTTGCGTGAACACGAAGTTGCACACCATGCCGTTGGTCGCGTTGGTCGGCTCGGCCAACGTGAAGTTCTGATCCGGCGTCAGTGTGAAGTTGTTGGACAGACTTGCGTCTACATTGACTGTCGCACCAGCAGTCAGAGCAACAGGTAGCACAGACTGATTCTTCGTAAACACGTTGACGGTGTTCGAGTAGATCGACCCCGCACCGACAACCTGCCACGTAGCTGCAGTGCTGCTCGTGGCCATTAACACCTGCCCCGCGACCGGCGCCGTGGCCGAGCTCACATTCACCGTCGTTGTCGCCGATCGCAGCGCGTTCGTCGAGCCCGAGGTAAGCGCCGTGCCGGCCTGCCATGTGGCTGCCGATCCGCCGGTGGCGACGAGCACTTGTCCGGTCGTAGGCGCCGCCGCTGCGCTGACATCCACCGTTGTGGTTGCTGACTTCAAAGCCTGGGCTATGCCCGCCGTGAGTCCTGCGGCCGTGCCTGTCGCGTTGGTCAAGACCACAGCAGAGGGCGTCCCAAGGGCGGGCGTAACCAGTGTCGGCGACGCGGCCTTCACCAGGGAACCCGTACCCGTCACCGGGATCCACTCAACAACGTCGGTTCCGTCGCAGCGAAGCATTGCCGCAGCGCCGTTGGCAACAGAAACGCCGGACCCCGCCAACGTCTTCAGCGTGATGGCGAACCCGCCCGTCGTCGCGTTCTCAACGATATACAGCTTTGGCTGCGTGGGGCACACCACGTTGCGAGCGGCGGTGAGCGTGCCAGTGATTCGCAGTACGGCGTTTCGTGCCTCGTCGGCCGCGCCGTTGTTGGCCGTCAACGTGTAATTGGCATTGTTGTTGTGCGTAACCACCACACGCCCCGCAATGGCGTCGTCAACGCCGTTGGTGATCCCGGAATTGACCTCGTTGCCCCACGTGCCAAACAACTCTCCTGTAGTCGGCTTGGAGAGCCGCAGCTTGCTTGTGTACGTTGTGGTTGCCATTACCGTGCCTTCCTACGATAGTCGTCCGAGCGACCGATCATTCCAAATGCCTTGACCTGTGCAAGCGCCTCTTGATACTTGGCCTCGTACATTGCCACGACGTCCGCCTCCTCCTTGAGGAACACTGCCGCGTCGCGCAACGCGCCGTACTGCAGCGCGAACTCAAAGTTGTCGCCCAGCCAGGTTGTACTGACATCCACGATCGACGGCGGGTAACCGAAGTAGCGCAACTGCGACACCAATGTCGCGTCGGGGATAGGCGCCAACTGCAACGTCAGCGAGTCCTTGACCCCGTAGTACCGTGGCGTGCCTGTGGCCGCCGCAGTTGGGTATGCGGTCTGCAGGAAGTCGATGCTCTTGGGTAACAAAAAAATCATCTCGCCGGCCACCGTCACCGCGAAACTGTCTACGGACAGGAAGTCCGGAGGCATCGTGACTGTCGCCACATTCAACGTCACGGCCGGGGCGGCAGCCAACTGCGTAGCGGTCAGATCCGCGTCTTGGTATATCCGCTTTTCCGCCGCGCGGACAAAATCAGGGATGTGCCCGGCGAACGTGGGCTCCGAATCGACAGCGAAGTCGAGGATTATCTGGTACAGCTCTGCGTATGTCATACAGGTTCATTCCCGGGTCCGACGTAGGACGGCGTGTAGGGTGGGACCGGAGCCTCTACCACATCCGGCCGCGGTTCGCGCAGCGCCTGGGGGTCGTAGATCGGGAACTTGCCCAACCAGTTTTGCGGGTGATCGGGGTCGTGGCAACTGTCGCACACCTTGTTCTTGCGCGGGTTGCCAGCTACTGTCTCGCCGCGCAACTCGTTCAGCAGAAACCGCTGACCGCAGCGGTCGCATATGCCCCACGCGCGTGGCCCCCGCGCAAACATCAGATCCGCCCCACATATGGCACGATCCGCATCGGTGTCTTCTCGCGATCTTCGTCAGCCGCCCGCTGCCAGTCCTCGTCGTAGACCTCCTTGAGCACAGGTATGCGCGGCGCGGCGCCGGGGATCTTGAACGCGAGGTAGTAGGCCAGGCCCGAGGCCAGCGGAGGGAGGAACCGAAAGGGGATGTCGTTGGTCACGTCCGCGCTCGCGCCCGCATCCTGGATCCGGCGCATGCGCCAGTAGACCAGGGTGTACGTTGCCGAGCCGTCCGGCACGGGCCAAAGAGTGACGGTGGGGGCCGCACCTGCGCGGGTGACAACCATCTGGATGGGTTTGCCCGTGCTGAGCTTGTTGGGGATGGTGCTGTAGACCGAGTTGCTGATCCGGGACATCACCTGGTCGCTCTGGGTGGCCACCACCCCGGCGTTGGTTCGTACCACGGTGTCCAGAAGGTCGACCGTGTCGGCTGGCAGGGTGTACGTCGCGGTGCCCGCCACAAGCGCAATGGTGCCGGAATCCAACGTCCAAAGGTTGATCCCCCGGTTGGCCCAGTCAGCAAACAACAGGTTGAGCGAGCGCCGGGCGGTGCGAAAGTCGTACCCGGTGGTCAGTTCGGCGCCACACCGCTCGAAGGACTCCTCGATCAGGTCGCCAAGATCCAGCGTGAAGGTAGTGGTGCCCGAAGTCGCCATGCGTCAACCCAACTTGAATGGTTTTGCCCGTTGCGTCTGCGGGCGGTTGACTGCGCTTTTCGATGCCCAGTTGGTCTTCGGCTTGTTCAGCCCCTGTTTCCAGGCGGAAGACTTCTTTGGTGACTTCGGCGGAGCCGGTGGTGAGAACGGTTTCGCTGTGGCCATGGGATCTCCAAAGTTGGCGTAGTGTACGGTATGCCGCAGACAGCGTCAAACCCAGGCGGAACCGTTCCACACCTCGATCGTGTTTGTGTCTTTGTTCAGCCCGTAGATTCCATTTAGCGGCGCCACAGGGCGCGCCGCCGTAGTCCAGAAAGGCATGCGCGGGCCGCCAAGGCGCATGGATATCCCGCTGCCAATGTCAAGATACAGTTCTGCATTGGCGACGTATGCCGCAGGCGGGGCGTTCGTGATCGTGGCCGTGAAACCGTCCGCCGTCGCGACGCCTGGCGTAGCCAAAACAACCTGCGCATAGGTGATGGCTGCAGCAAACCCGTCTGCGACTGCCGTACCAAGGGTGGCGGTTACGATCGTGTTTGCGTTAACGCCCGCCGTGAAGCCAGCTGCCGCAGCCGTACCAAGGGTCGCGGAAACGGTCGTGTTTGCATTGACGCCCGCCGTGAAGCCAGCTGCCGCAGCCGTACCAAGGGTCGCGGAAACGGTCGTGTTTGCGTTGACGCCCGCCGTAAAGCCGGCCGCCACAGCCGTACCAAGGGTCGCGGAAACGGTCGTGTTTGCGTTGACGCCCGCCGTAAAGCCGTCTGCGACTGCAGTGCCAAGGGTCGCAGAGATAACTGTGCCGGCACCGTTCGTCACCGTGGCGGCGAAGCCAGCTGCCGCAGCCGTACCAAGGGTCGCGGAAACGGTCGTGTTTGCGTTGACGCCCGCCGTGAAGCCGTCTGCGACTGCAGTGCCAAGAACAGCATTGACGGTCGTACCAGCCGCATCCGTCGTGACATCGCCGACGACGGCATTGCTGTATGTATCTGCAACGCTGTCCCAGACCACCCACGCCAGGGTGTACGCCGTGTTGGCCGACAGCCCGGTGATCGCCGTGACCTCATCGATTGTCCGTGTGCCCGTGCTGCTGTCTGCCACAGGCTCGCTGCCGCTGTAGCTCGCTGGCGATGAGTTGGAGAGGTTGCCAGCCTTGATCTGTGCGCCGGTTGGCACACCCGGCCAGCTCGCGGCAACGTGCGCGATCCAGTATGCCTGGTATTGCGCGGAGGACTGCAGATTTAGCTGCAGTAGCGTGAGCAGCATGGCTTACAGCGTATTCAGCGCGTCGAGCGTGTTCTGCGTTTCCGCGATTTCCGCGTCGATGATGGACACCCGGTCCAAGTCGCCCAGGTCGGCGGCACTGGTGCGAAGCTGGCTCAAATTGACCAGCCGGCGTTTGAGCATCTCGATGATTTGAGCGATAGTCATGTCACACCACCTGTGCGCGTAACAACACCGTGCTGGTGTTGAGCACCATGTACACGTAATCGATCTCTGTCGCGCCGTCGGTGTACACGACATCAAACGCCGTGTCCCCAGCGACGGCCGCGCCCTGTGTGTACGTCATCGCCGACCAGCCGTCCTGCTCGCCCGTGACGACGTTGTAACGGAACCATCGGCCCGTGGCGTCCTTTTGCGTGTAGATGTAGTCTTTGCGATAGACGTACTTGCTTCCCGCGCCGAAAACCTCTGTTGACGGTGCGTAGGTGAGCGCGCTTGCCCACGTATTGGCCGCGATGTCGTAGCGGTCGAGCACGGCACCAGCGGTTCCGCGAAACGAGTAGATGTAGCGACCGTTCAAGATGGCGCTTTCGTTCGTCCACGCGGCGTCCGTCGCCTCATGAACCCAGTGCGCAGACATTCCAACGCCGGGGGCGGCGGCACGGGCGGCGGTCGGGGACAAGGTTGTCCATGTGCCAGCCGAGATGCTGTAGCGAAACAGCGTGACAGCGGCACTGCCGAGGTAGTAGAGGAAGTCGTCGTTGCCCTCAATGCTGTACACCGAGGTGGCATCGGGAGCGGTCGTCCACGCCGCCGAGGTCGTCACCACGGTGCCGGTGTTCGACGCAATGGTGCGGATCTGGCCTGCGCCCGTGCCCGACACAATGCGAATTTGCGAGTTCGCCCACTGGTTCGTCGCCCAGGTCTTGGCGCTGTTGGTCAGCGTCGATGCTCCACCAGCCGTGGCCGTGCCGGTGGCAAATGCCTTGTAATCAGAGCCGACCCAGGATGGCGTGGCAATGAGTTTGGAGTCCGTGCCGATCACTGCCGCCGGAGCAATACCGTCCGTCGCGCCGGTCTCGGCCGATGTCCAGGTGTTCAAGGCGAAATCGTAGAAGCGGAACACCGCCGCAGTCGTGGTGCCCGCCGCCGTGATGGCATTGAGGACGTACCACCTTGGGGTGATCAGCCGATAGGTGGTCGAGGCCGTGAACGCCGACGCCTGTACCGGGACGGTAATGACCGAGTTCGTGCCGACCGTGTTCGACGAGATCGCCAGTGTCGCGCCAGCGTTCGGGCCGCCGGTGATGTGGATGCTGTATCCGCGCAGGTCACGGGCCAGCGTCAAGTTCGTCGTGATCGTCGAGGTCGTGCCTGCCGTCGCAGTGCCCGAGGGGCCGATAGCGGTTGCCACTCCACATGCTCCGGCGGCAAAAGTGCCAGCGAGCGCACCAGAGGGGATTTGCACCACACCATTTTCAAGCGGCGAGTACAGGTAATGCACCGTTGCGCTTGCGACATACAGCTGCTGCTGCCGGTAGTGGCGCGACGATGCGATAAACGTTCCGGCGGCAGTTGATGTAGGTACGGGAGTGCAAAATTCCCACCGCGGCAGGTCAAGGATTTTTCTGTTTCCGTTGGTAGTTGGCATGTCAGGTCACCGAAATGTTGCGGCGCAATGAGTCAGCGCCAAGCCGCATAAGCGACGGGATTTGCTCGGTAGCCGCGAGGCCGCCGATTTGCGATTGATTCGTCAGAGTGCTGATGGTCGTGACGGTGCCGACCGTGGTGATCGTCGCCAGCGTCAACCCGGCCGTGATGCTGTCCACGGCCACGCGCATGCGGGCGGCGGTGTCAGGCTGCATTTGGCCAATAGTGCGCGTGAGCGCCTGGACGGCCATCCGCATTGCCTCAAGCGCCTCCACGGCCTCGCCAGAGAGCGCGGTCGGCATCGGGTTGTCTTGACGAACGAGCGACTCGCCCGCCGACCCGCCGATGTCGATCTGTGCGACCTGCGTGTGCACGTTGCTGCCGCGATCCAGCGTGCGGGCCTTGTCTGGGCCCGTGCCAGAGTTGAGTGATAAGTTGTCTGCCATGCGTTAGCTCCAGGTTGCTGTGACTCGTGGACGAAACGCCGAGGATGTCAGCGAGCCGGGGACGTAAGTGGGGAGCGAGAGGGTCGGGTTGAAACTGGCCGCCGCAGTTGCGGGGATCCAGATTTGCCGGGGGGCGAAGAGTTGCCAAGG